AGAAGATTTTGAAGGAAAGGAATATAAGATAATTAAAACAACAGAAATAGTAAAACATAGCAAACAACTAATAGACTTAATAGAAGTTCGGAGATTTAGTAAATGGGTATAGAGTAACAGATAAATATTTATTTGCAGGGGAAAAGCCAGTATTAGAAACAGAAGGAAATGATATGAATTGCAAATGTTTATGTGGAGAAGACATAAAAACAATACTAACAAAAGAAAGTTATATGGCTAATTGCTATAAAGTAGGAGGAAAAGATGAATAGAGAAATAAAGTTTAGAGGAAAAAACAAAGATATAGGCTGGGTTTTTGGTCAGTTAGCTTATGGATTAAATGGAGAAACTTATATAATAGAGGAAGTTGAATTAGATAATAGTTATGGATTAGAAGAAACTATTTTATATCCTGTTATGTGGCATAGAGTAGACCTAGAAACAATAGGACAATTTACTCGGATTGCGCGATAAAAACGGAAAAGAAATATATGAGCGGAGATATAGTAAAAAAAACAGGAAGCATAGAAATAGATATTGGAAAAGTTATTTATGAATACAATGGATTTATTGTTGATGTTATGAATATGGATAGATTTTATGGAAGAGTTCATCTTTTAGAAAAATTTACAGAAGTAATAGGCAACATATACGATAATCCAGAGTTATTAGGAGGAGAAGATGAAAGTACCAGATAATATAAAAAGAGCAATAAAAGAATGTGCAGAAGCAGAAAACAAAGCTAAAATGAATGAACGAATAATTATGAGATGGCTTGAAGATATGAAATTAACAGAAGATACTTGTACTGATATAGAAAAAGACATGACAGATACTTTTATAGATTATTGCAAAATGAGTTATGCTCCTGATGAATTTATCGAAGTATTAGAAAATTTAGGAGGAGAATAGATATGTTAAAACTAGAAGAAACAAATCATAGTTATTATTGCGAATGCTGGGAAACTAAAAGAACTTTAGAATGTAATTCGTGGGAAGAATTTAAAGAGAAGTGTGGTTTAAACTATGATTTTGATTGTAATTTATTATTTAGATTTGATTTAGAGCAGAGGGAAGACGATTTAGGTAATAAATTAGATAGTTATATTTTAAAATTACATCATGCTTTACAAAGACATGGAAGAGATTTATGGCACGTTGTAATATACAATATTACAGAAAAAGATTTAAAAGAAATAAACGAACATTTGCAAAACGCTAAACAATATTTATTTGAAATGTGGAAAGAGATAGATTTGGGAGTAAAGGAGTAAATAAGATATGATAGTAATGTGTAAAAGCTTAGTCGATACATATAAAGATTTATATAAAAAAGAAAAAATGAAAAATAATTTGAATGAACTATTAGTGGAAAGTTTGGATAAAAGAATAAAAAAATTAGAGAAAGAGAATGAGGCATATAAAATTTTATTAAAGAAAGAATTGAACGAGGAGAGTAAATAAGATATGAAAGTTAAAGAACTAATAGAAAAATTAAAATTAGAAGATGAAAATGCAGAAGTTATATTAAGTGCAGACGAGGAAGGAAATTATTATAGTCCGCTTGAAGGAACATTAGGATTTGGCAAAGGTTATTACATTCCAAATAATACTTGGAGTGGAGAATTTTTAAATCAAGAATATATAAATGATGAAAATGAACTTGAAGGAGAAATATATGAAAATAACAAAGACATAGCACAAAAATGTATAGTTTTATTTCCAATAAATTAAGAGAGGAGTGATACATAGTGAAAGAAAAAATAAAAAGAATAATAGAAAAAATTAAAGACATATTTAGTTTACATTGCCCTGAATGTGGTGGAAAAATGAAAAGTGAATTTTTAGATATGGAAATAGACCACATTGTATATAAGTGTGAAAAGTGTGGAGAGGAGTGGATTTAATGCAATTATTTGAAGATTTAGTAAAATGCAAAGACTGTATGAACAACATAAATAGCAAATGCATTTTATATCCAGGAAAAGACGTAAAAGAGGAAAACACAGGTTGCTATGTAGGAATAGACAGAAACAATAAACAAAAACTTGTAGGAGATGTTTTGAGTGAAAGAAAATAGTTTAGAAGAAATAACAATTTTAAAGAAACATATAGAAAATGAAGAAAGACAAATAGTAGGAATACCAGTAAGAAATAAAAGAGATGGGAAAATAGGAATAGTATTACATCAATGGGAAAGTGGAAGTGTTGCAGTATTAGAAAGTATAAATCCACGAGTAATAAATACTCACGATAGTTGGAATACATTAGAAATAGTAACAGATGAAGTAAAATAAACTCAAACAAAATGTGAAACTATTCCAGTTTCTTTAGTAAAAGACAAGATAGAAAAAATACAAGAAGAAGGGTATTGGTTATTTACAACTGACAGAGATAGCGATAAATGTGTAGAAGTTTTACAAGAATTATTAGAAAGTGAGGAGTAATATGAGTAATGAAGAAGCACAGAAGGTATTAAATGAGTTACAAAGCGTAAGACCAGAAATGCTTAATGGTGAAGCAAAAAGATTATTTGAAGCAATTATGAAGATAGCAGATGAAAGAGATTCATTAAGAAAAATAGTTGAGCGACAAAACTTAGAGATAATGGCACAAAAAGATGCACACGATTTTGATACGGAAATAGCAAATGAAACAATAAACAAGCAAAAAGAATTAATAGAATATTTAAGAAGAAGTTGTGATAGAAAAGAAAGCAGCTGGATAGAAGAACAACAAGAAAACGTAGAATTAGAAACAAAGCTAGAAGAAAAAGAACAAATAATAAATGCAATGTCAAAATACATAGCAAAACTCGACATAGATGAAGATATATGTAAGAAAATGGGAATATTTAAGGATTGTGAAATTAAAGATGTAGAAAACTGTAAAAAATGTATTATAGAATATTTTAAAAATAAGATGCGACAGAAGTGCGACACTGCTACGACAGAAAAATAAAAAAATGGAGGTAAATATGCAAGAAGAAGCTATTAAAAGAATCGAAAAAATAATAGAAATGTATCAAGTTCAGTTTGCAGATTTAGAGGAATTATTTGGCAGAAGTAGCAAAGGAAATAAGCTAAAGAAAAAGTTAGAGAAGGAGATTAGACTTTTTAATTACATACTAAAAAGAATTAAAAAGGAGGAAATGAATGGATGAGATAAAAAAAGAATTAGGCTCATATTTACAAGATAAGAGGTTATTGAAAGAAAAAGAAGATGATTTGGAAGAATTAATAACAAAAGCAACAAAAGTGACAAAAGAACTAAATGACATGCCACAAGGGACTCCAGAGATACAAGATAGAATGGCAGAACTAGCAAGTCAGATAGTTGACATGAAGAAAGAAAAATACGAGCAGATAATAAACATGTATAAAACAAAGAAAAAAATAGAAGATAAAATAGACATACTAGAACAACCATATAAAAACATATTATATTTTAAATACATAAAAGGATTGAATCTAACAGAAGTGGCAAATAAAATTGGTTACAATTATAAATGGACATGTGAATTACATGGACATGCATTAGCAAAATATAAACAACTGGACAAAAACGGTTGAAACTGGAATAAGAAATTTGATATTATTATAATAGATAGAAAAACAAAACAGTTTTGCGGAGAGAAATTAGAAATAGTTTCTCTCTATTTTTACGGTATTTACAAAAGAGGTGTTGTATATGGATAAATTAACAGAAAGCCTTATAAAGCATCTATGCCCAACCTGCCAAGGAACTTGTGATAAGGGAGCAGTAATAATACAAACAAAAGAAATGTTGCAGTTATATTGCCCAGATTACAAACCAGATAAAGGGAAAATTAAAAGCTTGGCATACAAGGATAGTAAGGTTAATATAACAGCACAAAGAAAAAAAGCGTTAATGGACTTAAATATATAAGTATAAGGAGAAAAAGTATGAGAAAATGGACTAAACAAAGTGCAGAAGATTATATCAAGAAATGTAAAGAAAAAGGATTAAAATATTTAAGTGCAAAAGATTTCTTGAAAAATCATAAAACGATGCATTCTATTATAGGAGTTTAGAAGTGAAAGAAAGTACAGTATTAAATAGAATAAGTAATTTAATTGAAAATATTAACTACAAATCTATTTACGTAGAAATAAAAACAGACAATGATAAGTATACTTTAGAAAAAGAAAAATAAATAAAAATAAAAGGGTTCTGTAAAGAGTAGAAGGTGATAATATGGCAAAAGGAAAGAAAACAGACAATGAAACTATATATAAAATAATGGTATCTATGTTTAGCACTAATAATTTTAACGAAACATCAAGGCAATTAAAAGTACCAGTAAAAACAGTAGAAAAAATATATAAAGAAAACAAAGATAAAGAAGAATTTACAAAACTATGCATGCAAAAAAAAGAAAAATTTACAGAAACAGCTACGCGAATAATAAACAAGGCGACAGATTTAATGGAGAAAAGAATAGACTTAGCAACAGAACATGAAAATGAGCTAGAAGAAATAATAGATGAGATATGGATGACAGATAAAAAAGAAATGAATGAAACTAAGAAAAAGGCATTAGTAGCTAAAATAGCAGGAATGCAATTGTATAGTTTGAAAGAATTAGCAGTAACAATAGGAACAATGTATGACAAAAGAGCATTAGCAAAAGGAGAGAGTACATCAAATACAGATATAAATATAAAAATGGATAAGAAAGTAGAGGAATTATCACAATAATGGAATATATAGTACCGAAATTGTATCCAAAACAAGAAGAATTTTGCAAAAGCAAAGCAAAATATACTTGTTATGGTGGGGCAAGAGGTGGAGGCAAGTCGTTTGTGGCAAGAGTAAAAGCGATACTACTTGCACTTTATTACCCTGGCATACAAATATTATTATTAAGAAGAAGCTATGGGGAACTATTAGAAAATCATGTTATTCCTTTACAAAAAGAATTAAAAAGTAAGCAAAAAGATAAAATAGCAACATGGACAAGTCAGGAAAAGGTCTTCGTATTTCCTAATGGTAGTAGAATCAAACTAGGATACTGTGATACAGAAGCAGATGTTCTGCAATATCAGGGACAAGCGTATGAGGCAATATTCTTAGAAGAAGCAACACATTTTACAGAATTTCAGTTTAATTGTTTAAAAGAAAGTAATAGATTAAGTGGACAATGCAAGAAAGTTATAAAACCAAGAATGTACTTAACCTGTAACCCAGGTGGTGTTGGCCATGTTTGGGTAAAGAGGTTGTTTATAGATAAAGATTACAATGATAAAGAAGAAGAATCAGATTATGTATTTATTCCTGCCTTAGTGTATGAAAATGAATATATAATGAAAAATGACACTGACTATGTAAAAGCACTAGAAAGCTTACCAGAAGATAGAAAAAAAGCAATGCTTTATGGAGATTGGGATATATTTGAAGGTCAATTCTTTACTGAATTTAAAAGAGAAGTACATGTAATTGAACCATTTAAAATACCAAATGATTGGTATATATATTTTACAATGGATTATGGATTAGATAAATTAGCTGGTTACTGGATAGCAGTTGATTATAATAATAATGCTTATGTTTTTAGAGAAGTATATGAGAGCAACTTATTAGTATCTCAAGCACGAGATAAAATAAAGAAAATGACAAACGAAGATGTATATATGTATTTAGCACCACCAGATTTGTGGAATAGACATAAGGAAACAGGAAAGAGTACAGCTGATATATTTGCAGAAGGAAATGTAACACTATACAAAACAAACAATGATAGAATACAAGGTTGGTTACAGATGAAAGAGTGGCTTAAGCCTTATAAAGATGAACAAGGTTGTACTACAGCCAAATTAAAAATATTTAATACTTGTAAAAATTTAATAAGATGTTTGCCACAAGTACAACATGATGCGAAAAGGATTGGAGATATAGCAAACGAACCACACGAGTTGACACATTCCGTGGATGCAATAAGAGGTTTTTGTGTTTATTGGACACAAGAGCCTATTTTTGTGCCTAAAAAACAAGAACTACCGTTTGAACTACAGACAGAAGAGGAGGAAGAAATATGGTATTAATAGCTGTTATAGTAGGGTATTTATTAGGTGTTCTACCTTATGTAATACCTAAAGTTGTTGATTCATTGCAGGAAAAGAAAACAGTAAAAAGTGAAACTGATAAAAGCAAGGAGCAAGAGGAGATATTTAAAGAATGGTTGAATGGACCACAAGAAGCTGTTAATCAAGAGGATATATACAATGAGTATATAACAGGAAAAGAAACTACAGGGAAAGGAGCAAACTAATGTCTAGTAGAGAAGATTTAGCAAAAAAGTTTTGGAATGATTGGCAAAATGGATTGGAATATCAAAAAAAGTTAAGACTAAAGGAAACTTGCGAACAATGTGTAGACTTTTTTGAGGGCAGGCAATGGCCACAAGCAACAGAAAGAACTAAGAATATGCCAAGACCAGTAATAAATATAATAAAATTTATAGTAAATGGAAAAAAAGCAAATATTCTTTCTAGCAAAATTTCAGTTATTTATAAACCATTAGTTTACAACGCAGAAGATAACACTATAGCAACTCAAGGTGCTAGTTCTTTTACAAATTTTGCAAAACATATAAACAAAGAAATAAAACAAGAAGATTTGGACAACCAAGCTATTGCAGATGGACTTAAAAAAGGAACATATATTTATCATTATTTTTGGGATACAGAGAAGAAAACAGGAATGGCTAAGTTTGCAGGTGGACTTAATGGACAGATAATAGATTGTTTAAGCATAGTATTTGCAAACCCAAAACAAAAAGATGAGCAGAAACAAAAATGGATTATAATTCAAAGCAGGGAAAATGTTGAAACTTTAAAAAGGATAGCAAAGAAAAATGGCATTACTAATACAGAAATAGAACTAATAACACCAGATGATGATTCAGAAAAGAATTATGACAACGAAGAACAAAGTGGAGAGGAATATGCTACAGTATTGACCAGATACTTTAGAAAAAACGGAGAAGTTTATTACACTAAAAGTACCAAGAATATGATAATACAGGAAGAAACTCCTTTAACACCAGATGCTAGCAAAATTAAGCTAGAAATAAACGAGGCAGGTAAAACAAATGAAGATGAGGAACAAATAGACCAAGATAAACCTGTTGTTGAACAATTTAAAATGACATTCTATCCAATTGTAGTTGATGCATATGAGGAAAGAGAAAAAAGTATCTATGGAATTGGAGAAGTTGAACCATTAATTGCAACACAAAAGTCTATTAATTTCAACTATGCCATGATGCAAATGGCAAGTCAAAACATGGGATTTCCAAAAGTTATAATGCATCCTTTATCTTTACGAGGGAAACAAATAACAAATACACCTGGAGAAGTTTTAACAGATTATAGCCCAGGTTTTAATGGAATTAAGTATTTAAACCCACCAGCATTTAGTAACACACCTCTCACTGTGGCAGATAAACTATTAGAAATGATAAGAATAGTGACAGGAGCCACAGAAGTAGCAAATGGCGAAGTTTTAGGCAAAAACATGAGTGGTAGTGCTATAGTAGCATTACAAACACAAGCCAAAGTACCAATAGAAGATATGCAAAGAAGATTTTGGAGAACACATGAAAAAATTGCAAGAATATGGGAACAGTTTTTTAAAGCTTATTATAGATTTGATGTGCCTTATGTAGTAGAAAATGAGGGTGGACAAGAGGTAAATACTTTTAATGGAGCACAATACCAAGGAATAGATTTTGAAACAACAATAGATGTAGGACCTGGAAGTGCTTATTCAGAAAGTTTAAGTATTAACTTACTAGAACAAGCATTACAACGTGGAGATATCACTTTTGATGATTATATAGAATTATATCCAGAAACAGCAATGCCATTTAAGGCCCAACTAAAAGAGATAAGGAAAAAACAATTATTGCCTCCAGAAATAAGTCAAAAGATAGCTCAAAACCCACAGATATTGCAATACGTGATGAGCATAATACAGCAAGCAGAGACACCTGCTCCAACAGAACAACCGGTACAACAAGCGGTATAAATATTAGCCATTAGGCTATTTTTTATATAAATTCGCAGTGAATAGCGTAAAAATCTCAAAATAGAATAGAAAGGAATACTTATGGAAAAAGAAGATGAAAGCGTAAACAATCTTGAAGTCGCTGAACAAGAAGAAACAGTTGAAAGTACTGTACCTGAAGCTGAAACTACTGAAAATATCGAAACAACTGAGCAAGTTGAAAATCAAGTAGAAGAAGTGGAAGAACAAAAAGAACAAGAGACAGAAAAACAATCTAATGCAGAAAATGCAAAGTATGCTAGTATTCGTAGAAAAGCTCAAGAAGATGCTAAAAAGCAGATTGAACAAGCAAGAAAAGAAGCATACGAGAAAGGATTACAGCAAGGGAAAGTTCAAACTTATATTGGAAAAGAAAACCCTTATACAGGACAACCGATAAAAGATGAATATGATGTTCAAGAATACCTTGATATGTATGAATTAGATTCTAATGGTAAAGACCCTATAAGTGGCTATAGGGAATTACAAAAAGATAAAGCCAGAAAAGAGGCTGAAGAAAGAATTAAGCAAGATGAGAAAGATAAACAAGATGAATGGTATCAAAATGATACTAAAGATTTTATTGAGAAATATTCGACAGAAAAACTACAAGAGCTTACGAAAGATGCAGATTTTGATTTATTTGCAAGTGGGAAAATTGGCAAAGTGCCATTAGCGCAAATCTATGAAGATTATCAAAAACTAATAAGCAAATATGAAAAGAAATCTGTTGAAACAGCAAAGCAAATTGTAGCAAATAATTCGACAACACCAGGAGCAATAGAAGAAACTGAACCACAAGTTCTTGACTGGAATAATATGTCGAATGAACAATTTGAAAAATATATTCAAAAAGCCAAGGATGGCGAATTGAAATAGTTACTTAAGCCGAGTAGCTATTTTTTTATTAAAGAATTTAAAAGGAGTGATGTAAAATGGCTACAAAAACACAAGTTATAACAAATGTAACAAATCAAAATCAATTATCAGCAGAGGACAAGACTTTTTATGAGAAAACACTATTAACAAGGTTATTACCTCAACTAAACTTTTATAAGGATGCAATGAAAAAGAAATTACCTAAAAATTCAGGAAGAACAATGAATTTTAGAAAATTCAATTCATTAACTGCACCAACAGCTTCATTAACAGAAGGTAAAACACCAGACGGAAACAACTTAAATATTACAACAGTAACAGCAACTGTTGCACAAGAAGGCGACTTCGTAGAACTTTCTGACTTAATTCAAATGACAGGTATTGACCCTGTTATTACTGAAACCTCAGAACTACTTGGAGAAGAAGCAGGGACAGTTGTTGATACTCGTATTCAAACAGCGATTGCTGGAGGTACAAATGTGTACTTTGCTGGAAGTGCAACAACAAGAGCAGGATTAGAAACTGCTACAACTAAAAATTTAACTGCAGAAGACATCAAAAAAATTGTAAGAAAATTAAAAAATGCAAATGCTAAAAGATTTGCAGATGGATTCTACCATATGCAAGTTGACCCAGATATTGCTTATGATTTAATGAGTGATAGTGCATGGGTTGATGTTTCTAAGTATGCAAAACCAGAACAAATGGTAAAAGGCGAACTTGGAAAAATGCATGGCATGAAATTCTTCGAAACAACTAACTTATCTGTAGTTGATAGTTCAGCAGAAAGTACAAAGATAGCTGTACATATTGCTTATGCTTACGGTAAAGATGCTTACGGATGTATAGACCTAGAAGGTGGAGCAGGAAAACCTGAAATTATAGTAAAACCTAACGGTTCTGCTGGTTCAGCTGACCCATTAAATCAAAGAGCAAGTGTTGGATGGAAAAACTGCTTTACAGCTGTTATTACACAACCTCTTGCATTAGTAAGAGTAGAAACAGGTGTAAAAGCCTAACTTAGGGGGCTGAAAAGCCCTCTTGTTTTTTTATGAACAGAACAAGAAAATAAGAAAGGTGGAAAAGAAATGGCTACAAAAAAAATTGAACAAGAAATAAAGAAAACAGAACAAGAAAATAAGAAAGAGGAAACAATAAAAATCTTAATTCCAGTTGATAAATTAAACCCACAAGATAAAGAAATTATTGTTGGAATAAATGAAAAATATGCAAAAATAATAAGAGGTGTAGAAACTGATGTAACAAGACCAGTTTTTGAGCAATTAAGAAATGCAGGGTTAGTTTAATACTAGCCCTTTTATCACTTTAAAGGAAGAGCTAGTTCGATTCTAGCAGAAGTGGAGGGAAAAATGACTTGGGGAGAAATTCAAATAATAGCATTACAAAAAATGTTTGCAAAAGATGAACCAATAAAAGTTGAGAATTTAAACACATTAAGAGATGATGATGACTGTAAGTGGTATTTAAGTGCAATGCCAGCTGCAGCAAATGAGGCAATTCAAAGGATAAAGCCATATGTTAAAAACATATATGAATACGATGAAGAAAATAAAAAGTATAAAAAGACAGAGGTGGATAAGATAGATAATGATACAGGTAATGATACTGTTATAAATTATCCAGAAGATGCTTGTGTTTTAATTCCTTCATACATCGCAAGCCAGCTATATAAAGATGATGACATTTCACAAGCTACAGCATATAGAAATGAATTTGAAACAGGTTTGCAAGATTTAATTTGTAATATTGAAAATCAAGAAAGTATAAAAGAGGTATATTAGTATGGCAAATTTTAATGTTCCTTCAAGTCCTACTACATATGCAACAACTGTTGCAGGTTTCTTAGGTGTGGATTTTTCTTCATCTATAACGGATATAGATAGAAGAAGAAGCCCTAGAGGTTTTAATTTTATAAATAATAATGGCACAATTGAAAAAAGGAATGGATATAAAGTATTAGCATATTTAGGAGAAAAAGCTAATATAAACGGAATTTGGAATGTTGATACAGTTTCTGGAGAGTTTTTTGTAGTACATTGTGGAACTAAGCTGTATGAAATGAGAACAGATTTTACCAGTTATACAGAAATATTAACAGGTTTGGCAGATAAAATCTCACAAGGAATTATAATAAATTCAAAATTATTAATATTAGATGGGAAAAGAGCAATCAGTTATAACCTGTTAGAAGAGAAAAATAGAGCACATTACCTAGATGAGATTGGGTATATTCCAACAACTCAGATAGCTAGAAGTCCAAACGGATTACAAAGCCAAATATATGAAAAAGTGAATTTGCTATCTGATAGTAGAATTAATCTATTCACAAGTAATGAAACAGATATGGTTTATCAGTTAGATGAAACAAATATAAAAAGCATTGATTTAGTAGAAATATTAAATAATAATGGAGTTTGGGAGAAGAAAAGTATTTCGAATTATTCTATAGATACTAGTAAAGGACAGGTAAAATTCAATACTGCAATAGGTAAACCAGTTGTAGATGGAAGAGATAATGTAAGAATAAGATATACAAAAACTATTCAAGGAAGTAAGTCTCAGGTCAATAAATGTAATATAGGGTGTGTTTATGGCTATGCCGGAGCAAATAATAGAGTATTTATGTCCGGAAATCCAGATTATGCAAACATAGTTATGTATTCATACTTAAATGATATAACTTATATGCCAGTAGAAAATGTAATTAAGGTAGGGTTAGAAGTAGCACCGATAAATGGAATAGTCAAACTGATTAGTGGGAAATTAGCTGTATTAAAAGATATATCTGACACTGATAGTACTTTGTTTAAAATTGGATATGCTACATATAATGGAGAAGAAGTATTTACTTTAGAAGGAAGTATAAAAGGAGAAGGAAACATTTCTCAACATGCTAGTGATACTTTGATTAATGAACCTTTAATTTTAACTGCAAACGGGGTATTTGCATTAAATTCTGCAACAATAAATAATGAAACTTTTGCGTATCATAGAAGTTACTATATTGATACTAAATTAAAGCAAGAAAACAATTTAAAAGATGCAATCGGTATAGTGAATGATGGAAAGTATTATTTAGCAATAAATAATCATGTGTATGTAGCAGATAGCAGATTTAAAAGCAGTTCAAGCAATTCTAAATACAGTAATTATCAATACGAATGGTTTTATTGGATTAATTTACCTGTAAGGGTATGGTTCGTTTGGAATGAAGAACTTTATTTCGGAGACAAATATGGTAATATCTGTAAGTTTAGAAATGATAACGATGAGAATAGATTTAAAGACAACACAAGTAATGTAGAAGCGGAATGGAACTCAGTTGTGTTAGACTTAAATAATCCAGTGAATAAAAAGAATATAAAAAGAGTTGCTATATCAAGCAATCCAACAAATTCGCAATTAGATATAGGGTACAGATTAAAGAACGGAGACAAACAAGTATTATCTAAAGTATATACAAATTCAACATATCCAAAAACAACAATAATAAGGAAGAAGGCAAAAAAGCTTTCTTTCTTTTCTTTGTATATTGAAAATAAAGAAGATTCAAATATGAATTTTAATTCTGTGAGTGTTATTTACACTGTGGGAAGCTATTATAAAGGAGATTAGAGATGAGTGAACCTAAGTATGATGAAGATTTAGTTAATCTTGGGTATTTGAATAAAAAATTAACTGATGCTGAAAATGAAATTAATAAAGAGTATGAAAATGTTAGTAGAAATTATGGCTCAAGACCAAGCCCACCATACTATAAGGGAGATACCTGGATAGATGGCAATACGGTTTATACATGTATAAATACAAGAACTATAGGCAGTTACAATGAGGAAGATTGGACAACTGAATCTGGAGCTAAAAAAGAAGCAGAAAGGAAAAACAAAATATATTTATCCCAGCCTAGTAATTATAATGCTGGAGATATGTGGATTTTACAAAGTGATGAAGACCATAGAGCAGGTAAAAAAGGAGAAATTCTTATAAGTAGTGCAGGTAGAAAAGAATATGACTCAGATGATTGGATTAATATGCTTGGATATGGAACAATAAAAAGCATAAATGAAGTTGCTGGAAACTTAAATAATGCAATAAGCCGAATAGGTAATGTAGAAGAAGCAATAGAAGATGGAATAATTATTACTTTTTATCAAAACACAGTACCAGAAGCTAAACATGTAGGAGATTTATGGTATGTAACAGATACTCTAGAAGGGTACACAAAAGGGAAAATTTACAGATATGATGGAACAGTTTGGCAATTACTAAATGATCCAACAATAGAAGAAGCTTTTGAAAAGGCAAATGAAGCTAGACTTGTTGCAGATGGAAAAATTCAAAGTTTTTATTCAGACACAAAACCTACGCAAGATATGGGAGCAGGAGATTTATGGATAGATACTGCAAATAATAATCAGCTACACAGATATAACGGAACTAATTGGGTACCTGTATATGACACAAGAATTAATGATTTGGTAACCGATGTAAGTAATGTAACAGAAAGAGTAACTACAGTCGAAACTGATTTAGGGAAAATTAATTTAAAAGTTCAGGAAAATACAACTAAAGTTACAACGATAGAAAACCAGATAGAGGAAACCAATACAACAATAACTGAAATGAATGAAAAAATAGCACAACAAAAAATAGAGACAGATAAGATAACAAACACTGTTTCTGAGATTGATACAAAACTGGTAAACGATTATTTAACAGCAGAACAGGTTGAAGCAGAATTTGATGCTACTAAAGGAGATTTGGAAAATTTGAAACAAAAGCAAGTTGAAACAAGCCAGACTGCAGATGATTTACAAATTAAAGTTTTAAAAATAGAGGAAGATGGTGTTTCTAAAGTTAAAACTGAAAAAGGTTTTACTTTTGATGACAATGGTTTAACTATAGATGAATTAAATTCTAAAGTTAAAAATAAGCTCAATGAAAATGGCATGGAAATTTTAGACAAGACTAGTGGAACTCAAGAGGTTTTATTAAAGGCAGGATATGATGCCACGGCAGGCGAGACTATTGTTAAATCAAAAAACATGGTGGTAGAAAAGTATTTGACAATAGGAGCAAACACTAGATTTGAGGACTATGTGAACCCAACTCTTGGTGGCAAAGGAACAGGAGCGTTTACATTGTAGAAAGGAGATAATATGGCATATTGGGGAGAAATTGAAATAGTACAAAATTATCAATCCGTTGTAAGCAATTTAAGCAATGTAGTTGCTAGATATTATGTGTGCACAGATATAGGACAGGCATATTCGGGGTTAACCACAACAGCTAATTGTTTATTAGATACAGTTACAGAAATAAAAACAAATCAGGGATTTGATTTTAGAAATTCAAAAAGAATACTTATAGGAGAAGTTTATGCTGATGTAACACATAATGCAGATGGAACTAGAAGTGTTTATGCTTATTTTAAATGGGAATCCGGACATAACTTAGTTGGCACTATCGAGGCGGATGCAACAAAAGTATTAACAACTATACCTAGAGCTTCTTCAGTAACAGCAACAGATGCAAATATAGGTAGTGCTTCTATTATAAACATAAATAGAGCAAGTTCAAGTTTTACACACACATTAACATATGTCTTTAGTGGATTAAGTGGAACAATAGCAACAAAAACAAGCAGTACAAGTGTGGGGTGGACAGTGCCAACAAGCTTTTATCAGAAAATTCCAAATAGTTCATCAGGAACGGTAACAATAACCTGCGATACATATTCTGGAGATACAAAAATAGGAACAAAAACAACAACAATGACAATAAGTGTTCCAGAAAGTTCAAGGCCAATAATAGATACAGCTACGGTTATCGATATAAATACAACAACAATAGCATTAACAGGAAGTAATAAAAGATTAGTAAATTATAAATCTACAGTAAAATTAGATATTTCTGGTAGATGTTTAAATTATGCAGGTTTTAGTAAATTAAGGGAGAGAAATATATATGATGTGCCTGTAACAAAAACAACAAATGGTGTCACAACTACTGTAACAGGTTCAAAAATTTTTGAAAATAATACATTAGAACAATTTAAAATTTGCTTGATAGATACAAGGCAAAAAGTAAGTGATTACAAAATATTAAACCAGGCAAATAGTAGTTTTGTTGTAGTACCTTATATACCACTTACAATAAATGCTGAATTTAAAAGAACAACACCAACACGGAGGTGGAATTGATTTAAAGTTTGCAGGAAACTTTTATAATGGCTATTTTGATGCAAATAATACTAAATTTAATACTTTAGTTTTAAAATACAGACATAGAGAAAGTGGTGGAACATGGTCAGATTGGACAAACTTAGTTTTAAATACAGACTATAGCTATGGAACAGGAAATACTTATAGTAGTTCAACTATAAATCTAGGAATAGAATTTGATTACAAGAAGAAGTATGAGTTCCAGCTAAGCTATGCAGACCAACTTTCAAGTGCGGTATTTACACAAACCGTAAAAGAGGGCGAACCAGTTTACGATTTTGGAAAAGATGAAGATGAAGAAAATTATTTCTGGATAAATGGTAACATTTTCATAAAAAAAATTAAAGTATATACAGGTTCTTGTAACAACATTAATTATAACTCCACGTTGTGGATTAGCAATGGTACGGATTGTCCACCACAATTAAATGGAATTAATTTTGGTTTTTTAACTACAAAAATTATAAATGATAACTATATTGAACAAGAACTTGCGGATGCAAATAGTAATAATCGATTCACAAGAAGTAAAATCGATGGTGCTTGGTCTTCTTGGACCAAAATTGCAATACAAACAGACCTTGACAGTATTAACGGAGCAATAACAAATGTAGAAGTACCGGCTTTGACAGTACAAACAGACACGACAGAACACGTTTTAAAAAGCTTTACAGTTACAAAAGCAGGAAGGTATATGTTTTTGGCGGATGTGCCTTTAAACTATTACCGGAGCATCTGGAAGGATTCTATACGTAAAATTAAAAGTAAACAACAATGAAAAGTTTGTAGGAGGTGGAATTATAAATGTTTCTGCTTACACTTTATATACAAAATTGTTAGCGGTAGTAGATGTACCAGCAAATGCTACTGTAAGTGTTAGTGTTCAAAATAATCTAGCAAATGCACAATTTGCCTGCGGAGCTTTTAGCCTGCAATATTTTAGATTAAAATAAAATGGGAGGTGTAGGTAGTATGGAAAATAATACAATAATGCTTATTATGGGATTTATAGGCTCAATGATACCGATTTTTACGGTAATTGTTAAGTTAAATAGCACGATTACAAAATTAAACATAACAATACAAATACTAAACAAACAGATGGAAAACAGCATGAAAGATAGAACAGAAATACATACACAGTTGAATAATCATGAAACTAGAATAGCAATTTTAGAAGCGAAAGGAGGAAGCTAAAAAGAATGAAAGAAAAATTTGCAAAATTAATAGATGTAAAAAGTATAGTAACTTTATTGATGACAATAGCTTTAGTAGTATTAATGTTTGTTAATATAGAAATTAATAAAGAGCTATTAATGTTATTTAGTACAAGCTACGGTGCTGTAATTACATACTTTTTTACAAAAAAGAAAGAAAATAAAGAAGGAGAGGAATAAATATGATTAATAAAATTTTAGAAATAGCAAGAGGAGAGTTAGGCTATAAAGAAGGTGCAAATAACAATACTAAATATGGAGCAGAGTACGGTTTAAATTATAATCCATGGTGTCAAATGTTTGTTTGGTGGTGTGCAAATAAAGCTGGAATAAGTACAGACATTATACCTAAAACTGCTAGTTGCCCTACGGCTTATAGATGGTTTAAAGGGAAAAATCAAGTTGTTTCTGCAAGTAATGCTAAAGCTGGAGATATTATATTTTTTACTTGGGACAATAGTAATAATGCAGACCATGTAGGTATTGTAGAAGTTGTTAATGGAAATATAATAACAACAATAGAAGGAAACAAAAACAATGCAGTTGAAAGAAGAAATATAAATAAAGATAATAGATGCATATTTGCAGTATGTAGACCAAAATATTCTATCGAGAATACAACAGAAGTAATACCAGATGTTGTTGTGAAAACAAAAAAGGTAAATGCAAAAATAGGATTAAATATGAGAAAAGAAGCTACTATAAATTCAAATGTGATTTTAGCAATAGCAAAAGATGCAGAAGTTGTAGTATTAGAAGAAAACTGTTCTAACGCAAATGGATATAATTGGGATAAAATTCAATACCATAATAACATTGGATATGTAGCTAATAAATATTTAGACAATTTAGGGACAGTTACAAAAACATATACTGTGGTTTCAGGAGATACCTTATCTGGAATAGCTAACAGATATGGAACAACATGGCAAAATATTTATAACAACAATAGAGATATTATAGGCTCTAATCCAAATTTAATAAAACCAGGTCAAATACTTAAAGTTTAGTGATTAAGAAATAATAAAATTATTGAAATTTAAAAGCTTTACAGTTATTGTGGAGCTTTTAATTATGTGAAGGAGAAAAATATGAGTACATATACAATAAAAAGAGGGGACACCTTATCTGGTATTGCTAGTAGATATGGAACAGATGTATCAACATTAATGGGATTAAATCCATATATAAAAAATGCTAATTTAATATATGCAGGCAATAGTTTAAATTTACCAGGGCAACAATCAGCTCAACAAGTAACTCAAACAACAGCTCAACCAACAACAACACAATCAACCCAAGCTGTGCAACCAACTCAAACTACTCAGCAATTAGCTGAAACTTATGCAAAAAATCAAACAGCTAATACTACAAATGATACACAGGCTCTTTTAAATCAATACGAGAAGATTGCAGAACAGCAAAAACAAGGACTTGCAAAACAAAGAGAACTATCAGCAAGTCAAATAAACTCACAAAGAGCAGATGTACTAAAAACCTACAATGATAATGCAAGACAAGCATACATAAATTCAATGCTTGGAAAGAAAAATGTAGAGCAAGAATTATCACAAGCAGGTTTAAACACAAGTGGCTTAGTAGGCAGTGCATATGCAAATGTTGAAAATGCTTATGGAAATAATTTGGCAACTTTACAGGCATCAAGAGATAAATCTATAGATAGTATTAATAAACAATTAAATGAATCACAATTACAATATGATATTAAAGAAAATGAATTGCTGGCAGATATTGAAAATGCAAAATTAGAACTTCAAAAATATGGTAATGAATTGGCATACAAAAAATATCAAGACGCTTTAAGCAATTATATGGATTTTACAAATTATGACTACAATAAGAGTATAAGCGACAGAGACTATAATTATAAACTTGCAAGAGATAAAGTTGCAGATGATCAATGGCAAAAAGAATATGACCTTTCACTAAGAAAATATGAAGATAGTAAGAAAACAAGTAGTAGCTCAAGAAGTTCTGGAAGTTCTAGTGGTAGTAGCTCGAGAAGTTCTAGTGGTGTTTATGGTAGCTTTTCGGATACAACAGGAAATAATAATCTAGATAATACAACAGAAACTACATTAAGTTCTTCTGGAGAAAATTTATATAATACGATTAAAAAGGGACAATCTATGTCTGGTTTGGGTGTAGGTAATTATATTAACAAACTGTTTAATAATAAAGATAATTTAAGAAACTACATATATAACCAAGTAGGAAATTCAATAAACGAATCTGATGCAGAAATTTTATTTAATAGATTAAGTTTGTAAAGGAGAAAAATATGAGTTGGGCTGAATATAAGAAAAAAAGAAAAGAGCAGGAGAATATGGAAACATCATATTCTCGAGAGAATAATGACAGCAATAATGAAACTTCATCTTGGCAACGTTATAAAGAAAAAAGAGCAGAACAAGATTTACAACAAAAAGAGACAAATATAACAGAAAACTCTGTTATAGCACCAGCAAAAATAATAAATGATTTAACTAATACTAATGTTAAAAAAATAGAACAAAATACAGAATCTAAAATTAAAAATAGCAATATGAATAGCTTACAAAAAGAATCCGTGTTAAGAGCATTAGAAAATACTAACAATTCTTCTAATATGTTAAATTCAACACAAACTTTACAAAAATTAGAAAAAGAAGGTGCAAAAATTAAAAAAGTCAATCCAACTCTTGCAAATATTGAATATATAGCTAAAAATTTTACTAAAAATGCAGGAGATGCAGTTAGAAACATGAATATTCATTTATTGGCTAATAGTGCAAAAAATGATGAAAGGTTGGCAGATATTGATAGAAGATTGTTTCCTGACTATGTAGATGATTATTATTCCAAAGAAAAAGATAGAAAATTAGAAAGAATAGCCGAGCTCTATGAAAAAGTTTCAACTCCGGTGGAAGAACCTATTGGAGTTACAGAAGAGGGAAGAGTTGCAGGACAAGTATCTGGAACAATAGGAAGAATGGCACCTTCTGTTGCTCTTAACCTTGTGCCAGGAGCAGGTTCTGTTTTATCAAGCACATCAATGGGAATGAACGTTTCGGGAGAAGATATTGGCGAAAGATTAAATGAGGGAAAAGATTTGAAACAAGCAACACTAAGTGGTAATTTAAAGGGATTGACATCAATGGGTATTGAAAAAATTACAGGAGGCATAAAAATAGGTGGGAAAGGTGCTTTAGATGATATTGTAGGAAATGCTATTGCAAGAAAAACCACTAATAATGTTACTAATTTTTTGGCTACAAAAGGTTATCAAATGGCTGGTGAAATTGCTGAAGAGAACATTGAGAATATTGCTGATTATGCTATTGACAAAATTGTAGATGATAAAGATTTTCCAGAACTAAAGACAATATGGACAGAAGCAAAAGAAACATCTAAAATGACATTTTTGACGACATTAGCATTGAATTGCCTAGGATTTGGTGGAGAAAATTTAAGCACATACAAAGAAATGGAAAATATTACAGGTAAAACGTTGACAAAAACACAAAAAGAAAGTCTTAACAGAGTAATCGAAAATGTTCAAGACAAAATACAAAAAAATGAGATGCCAGGATTGTCTCAAAACGTTCAAAACAATTTAAAACAACAAACTATTCAAACAGATACTAAAACCGCTCAAAATCAAAATATGAGCCAAATAAGCGACACTAACGAAAACAACCTAAAAAACACTGCAATTAATGAAATAAATAACAGCAAGATATCTGAACAAGCCAAAAAAGACATGTTGAATGCAATTAATAGTATGGAAAATGTTGATGAAGAAAGTTATAATAATATAAAACAAACTTTAAATGAAATAAATAAAAATGAATTGCAAACAAATTCAAAATATCAGGACAATTTGGAAAGAAGAAAAAATTATGTAAAATACAAAGATGATATTAATACGTATGATAATAGTGCAGTAGAAGAAGTTTTAAGTATTATACCAACAAATAGAAATGGAAAAAGAACAGTAAATCAATGGTTACAAGTAGCTGATGAAATTGGCAAAAGAATATCAGGAAAAAGTAATGCAGAAATACAAGAAATAGCATATAAAAGTTGGTTTGAAAATCAACCTACAAAAAATATAACACAATATGATAGTGCTAGAAAAACGAGTATAGGTTTTCAAAAGTTAAATTCAGATATGTGGGTTAATAAAATAAATGAAGCAGTTTTAAAAGAAAGAACAAGACTAGAAAACACAACAAATTCTCAACAAGTTAATTTTAATAATACTCAAACAAACCAGGAATCACTATTTGAAGATATATTAAACAATAAGGTTGATAATAATTTAGAAACATTGTATAATAATACTAAGATAGGAGAAACTACAATAATTCCAGTAAAAACTATTTTAAGTATTCAGAATAGCGAAGGCGGTTATAGAACTGAAACGCAAATAAACAATCTAAAAAAAGACATAGAAAAAAATGGTATTACAACTCCTATTGAAATTTATAGGAAAAATAATGGAACATTCGCTATTGAGAATGGAAACCATCGACTAAAAATAGCTCAAGAATTGGGAATAAAAGATATTCCTGTAAAAATGGTTGAAAGTTGGGAAAACATAGGGGTTTCAACTAAAAATGCTACAAAAGATTTTACACAGGAATATGGAGGTGTATATGATGACAGAATTACAGAAAAAAATAGTAATATTGATGAGGGACGCTGGAATAGAGAAAGAAGCAGGTCTGGCAATAATAACCAATTTGGAGACAGTGGAAGAACAAAAAGAAATGCTGAGCTTTATGAAACAAAATCCTACAGCAACGAACAGACAAGCATTAATGAAAGTAAAAGAAATAATTCAGAACAACTAAAAAACCCTGAAAAGGGTTCTTCTTCTATTGGAACAAGAACAAATATGCAAGATATACTTGTATCAAAAGCAACAAATAATAATAAAGAAAGAGTAAGAGATATTTTAAGTCGTAATGGTAGTTTTTCAGAACAAGTTGATAAATATATAGCAGATAAATTACCTTCTGGAGATTTTTTGTATTTAGGAGAGACACCTACAGTTTTACAAAATTTAGGATTACCTAATAATGAAGTTATACTAAAGCAAAGCAAGTTAAAAACCCTAATGCAAGAAAGTAATAACAATACAGATAAATTGCATGAATTACCGATTGAAACAATAAAGAAAATACCGGAAGCTATAGCAAATCCATTAAATATATTACAATCTTCAACTGATGAAAATAGCGTTGTTATAATAACAGACCTAGCAGATGCAAATGAAAGGCCAATAATAGCAAGTATAGAAGTAAACTACGATGGACAAATAGGAAATATTGATTTTTTATCTAATAGATTAACAAGTGCATATGGAAAAAACAATTATGATAGATTTATGAAAACAGAAATAGCAAAAGGAAATCTATTGTATGATATAGATGAAGGCATAATAAAAGAGCTACCCGCTACTAGGCTCCAATCGCCTAAGGGAATTAGCTCTTTTGTAGATACAAATAACAATGTATCTACTATTAATAATAGTATATCACAAAATAATGATTCTGTCAAAAGCAATACTATTACTAATAATTATGCACAACAAACTCAAAATGATACACACAATAATCAAAATGTTGCTCCAAGTGTAGCAAATAATAGTTTACCAGTAGGAGAATATACAGGTAAACAAAGAAAACATTATAAATCTATAATGGAAAGTGCTGAAACAACACCACAGGCAAAGAAAATAGCTAAAGAGTTGTTAAATTCTGATACTTATGTACCAGAGACTAATAAAGGTCAACTAGAACGAGCAGATGCAAGAATAATGTCATCTACACCAGAAAGCGAATTAAATTCTTTAAGTGCAAAAGCTATAAATGGCGAGAAAATTAGTTCTGTTGATATTGCTGTAGGAGAGAGATTAATACAATATTATTCTAAAACTGGAAATGCAGTAAAATTACAAGAAGCAATACAAACAACAGCAATGGCAGGAACATCAGCAGGTCAAACAGTACAGGCATTAAGTTTACTTAATCATCAAACTCCACAAGGACAAGCTATGTGGTTACAAAAATCAGTAGATAAAATGAACAATGAATTAGCTCGTAGAAAAGGTGGAAAAATAAACAAAGATGAAAATGGAAACATAAGAGTAATAAATAACAAAGGTGTTGATATTACTGAAAAAGTTGAGTTGTTTAACCTTACTCCAGAAATGATACAAAATGTAGTTTCATCAAAAAATGATACTGAATTAAATAAAAACTTAAATAAAGTATATGAACAATTAGGACAACAAGTAACAAGAACAACAGCTCAAAAAATTGATGCTTGGAGATATTTCAGCATGCTTGCAAATCCAAAAACTCACATAAGAAACATTACAGGAAACGTAGCAATGGGAGGAGTTCAAGGAATTAAAAATAAGGTTGCAGGAGTTATAGAAGGTGTGGCAAATAAAATAAACCCAGATATGGAAAGAAGTCATACGATAAAATCAGCAAGCAAAGAAGTGAAAGCTTTTGCAAAAGCAGATATAGAAAATGTTACAGATAGACTTGGACTAAGTGAAAATAAATATAACCCTAAAACTAGACTCGAAAATAGTATGAGAACATTTAAAAGTGATGTAATGGAAAACACTGTTGGGAAAATGTTTGATTTGAATAATAAGGCATTAGAGGTAGAAGATGGTTGGGGTTTAAAAGCTGGATATGCGAAGGCTTTATCAGAGTATATGACTGCTAATAATCTAACACCAGATACAATAACAGATAAACAATTAGGAAAAGCAAGGAATTATGCTATTCAACAGGCAAAAGAGGCTACCTTTCATCAAGATAGTTCAATAGCAAAATTGTTAAATGAATTTTCTAACAGAAATAAATTCTGTAAATTTTTAGCAGATGCTATAGTACCTTTCAAAAAAACACCAGTTAATGTTGCAAAAGCAGGTTTAGAGTATAGCCCAGTAGGATTAGTAAAAAGCGCTATATATGATACTGTACGATTAAGAAAAGGAAATATTACAGTTAATACATATATAGATAATATTTCAAAAGGTTTAACTGGTTCAGGAATTGCTTTAATGGGATACTTTTTAGCAGATTGTGGAATATTAAAAGCTACAGGAAGTGATGATGAAGATAGGGAAAAATTTGAAGAAAGTAGAGGAAGTCAAAATTATTCAGTTACAATTGGAGATAATACTTATTCTCTTGACTGGTTAGCACCATCAGGCATTCCGTTGTTTATTGGAGCAGAATGCTATGAATTAATGCAAGCTCAAAAAGAAAAGAAAACATCTTCAAGTGATGAAGATAAACTTTATCATAAATCAATAAATGCAGCAACTAACATGTTAGATTCTTTTGCAAATGCTATGAACCCTATGACAGAAATGTCTATGTTAAGTGGCTTAACATCTGCACTTAAAAGTTATGATCGAGATGGTTCTAAGATGGCGGCAAATATAATAACAAACTCTGCTAAATCATATGTAAATCAATTCGTACCAACTGCATTAGGACAAGTAGCTAAAACTACAGATCAATATGAAAGAAGTACAACATCTACTCAAAAAGGAGTATTACCTAAGGCAATAGATACAACTAGAACTCAAATTATGAATAAAATACCTGGATTAAGACAAATGCTACCAATCAAAACTGATATCTGGGGAAATGAAATTGAACAATCAGATAATGTTATTCAAAGAGCTTTTGAAAATGCTGTATTTCCTTGGGCTAGAAAAGAACTTAATTCTAATAGTGTAGATAAGGAACTTGTTAAAGTATATAAAAATACAGGAGATAAAGCTGTACTACCAGATAGCATAAATAAAGATATAACAATTAATAAACAAAAATATACAATGACATCAGGCGAATACTCTAAATATAAGAAACAATATGGAGAAAACTCATATAAACTATTGAATAGTTTAGTAACAGCAAATGGATACAAGAAAATGTCTGATGAAGAAAAAAGAGTTGCAATTAGTAAAATATATAGTTATGCTACAGAACAAATAAAAGTAGATTATGCTAAACAAAATGGCTTAGAATATGAACAAAGTACATTATCACAAGTTACCAATGCTATAAAAAAAGTAAATGGTAATACAAGTAATTATTTCGAATTTATAGCTAAAACACAAGAACTAGACAAAGATATTGAAAAAATAAAAACCTTGGCTAACAGCAATTATGATGAAAACACTAAAAAAGCAATATATGAAAATTCGTTGGGAAAAAGGGATAATAAATTCAATATTATGAAAGAAACATTTACAACTAATGGATTAAATACAACAAAATATCTGAAATATAAGAGCCAAGAGTTTGAATCTGATAAAACTGATGATGGAACATTGAATGGTAAAACCGTAAATGGTAGCAAAAAGAAGAAAGTATGGAATTACATAGAACAAATGGATATTACATATACACAGAAATTGTTACTATATGGATTAGAATATACACCTTCAAACAGAGAACAAACACAAATAGTAAATTATATAAATAGTTTACCTAAAACACAGCAGGAAAAGTTAGAGATGTTAAGTAAATTTCAAGGCTTTACTATTTACAAAGATGGAACATTCAAATTGTGATAGGAAATGACCCAAATCTAATAAAACCAGGTCAAATACTTAAAATTTAGCTGTTTTTGAGACAACAAAGTATATGGCTAAAAAATAAAAACGGCTTAAAATCGATTTTAAACAGTCAATTTTTTGCCGAAATCCCTTGTTTCCCTAGAGAAAAAAGTAATTATATTTTTTATAACAACATATTGAATTTTAGAATAAAATATAATATAATTATTAAAAATACAAAAAAGGAAAGGGGATTTTATGAGTAAAATAAATAATGAATTAGAAGAATTAACAGCAGAAATTTTATTAACTAGCGATATGTATAAAGTCCCTGTTGATGTTGTAAAAATTGCAAATGCAAATGACATAAAAGTATATGAAGGAGATTTAGATAAAAAAATCTCAGGGGCAATAAGGTTTAAACAGAAAGAAAACCTTTTTGAAATTTTAGTTAATAAAAATGATGCAAAAGTTAGACAAAGATTTACAATAGCTCACGAATTAGGACATTATTTTTTACACAGACAATATTTGAAAAGTGAAAAATTACACATAGATACAATATTGTACAGAATGGATGAACAAGAAAGCGAAGAAGAAAAAGAGCGAGAAAAAGAAGTGGATTATTTTGCGGGGGCACTACTAATGAACAAAACTCTTTTAGAAAAATTAAGCAAGGAAAATACAATAACGGAACTGGCAGAAATATTTAATGTTTCAGTGTCCGCCATGACTGTTAGATTAGATATATTAGGACTACTATGAGCGACAAAACAATAAACTCCGCAGCTAACGTAAGAAAAAAGTATATAGAAGAAATACAAAAGGTATTTGATAGAAAAGAAAACCTAGAGTCTCAAGAAAATGTAACTGCAATAGATGAAGTAAAGAAAAAATGGGCAATGAATGATAAAATTATTGAATTATTTGTTGACAATATAGGAAAAGACCAGAAACTAAGAAATAAATATGCTATTATTCTTATCGTGATTCTAGGGATAGAACTTCTTGCATTATTAACGATTTTCATTCTTCAAGGAGCAGGAATATTAAACTATAAAGATAGTACGCTTAATATTTTTATTTCTGGAGGAATTGCGGAGATTTATGTTTTGGTTAGAGTTATTGTAAAATATTTATTTAAGGACAACCTAACTGAAACTCTAAAAATAATAATATCAACTAATAATACAAATAAAACATATCGCAAAGAAAATAAAAAAATTAAAACAACACCAGAAAAGACAAGTCTATAAAATATTGACAAACATGATATAATAAAAACAGATGAAATAAAAAAAGTAGTCTAAATAAGGGGAGAGCTAGTTACAGAGATGTAGCTAGCTTTTTAACTTAACATTAATTAATAAGTCTATGACCTGACTTATTTCCATGACTTCTTTAGAGCCAAGACCGTATTGATCTATTCTCTTGTACATTTCTTCTTTTAAATTGTCTATATCCAATTCAGTGCAGAATAAGTCATCGACTTTTACTTCTAAAGCTCTAGCAATAGAGTACATTGTTTTCAAACTGGGATTAAACTTTTTGCTATTTTCTAGTTGCGTTAAATAAGACCTATTTATTCCAGTCATTTTGCTTAATTTATATATAGTTAAATTTTTTCTTTCTCTAATATTTTTAATTACGAATACAAACATAAAATTACCCCTAAATTAGTATGTTCATATTTTACATTAAATATTTATAAATTTCTACGTGTTGCTACCAGCAACATATTGAAAACAGCGAACTTAACAGAATTAAGACTTTCAATTTGTCGAAAAACTCAAAAATAACTTATGTAAATGAAATGTCGAACGATTTTTCTTGACAATGTTAAATTCTGCTGTATAATTAAAACAAATTAAGAAACGCGTTTCTCTTTTAAGGAGAAAAAATATATGGAAAATAATGTAGAAAAATATTTAAAATCAAAAGGGAAAAATGAAGAATTTATAAGATTAATTATTGCAATTTTTGAAAAAGAGAAAGTTGTTAATTACATGAGAGTGCTTAAAAACTTTTATGACAAATTTTAATGCAATTTTTAATGCAACGCCAGTAAAAAGTTATGAAAAAACGTAAGAAAATATAAAAAACTCTCAAAGACATAATTACGTGAAAATGGCTAAAATAGTATTATATAAGGATATATAAAAAATAATGAGAACAGATAAAAAGTGATAGACAGCTCTGGTTCACCAACCTTAACAAAAACGAATTGCTGGTTTTAAGGCAATTTTTTTTGTAGAATCTGAGTCAAATATTACAATTATGTTACAAATTGCGAAGATGGTTGCAATTTGTAATTTTTTATAATACAATAATAAAAAGCAGATTGTCTAAATTTGGAGTAATTTCAAAATAGGTAGAACAAAGGAGAGAGTTCATGAAACAAACAATGGCTAAAACCTTAGGTACAGTACAGAAGAGAGAGAGCTATAATCTAAAAAATAAACCAAGCATAAATTTTTATGCTTTATTAAAGTTGTACGCAAGAGATGGATAGGTCTGTCTCTTTTTTGCATGCAAAAAATTAATTTTAAGTGTATTTATATATTTTTTCTCAAATGGAAAGTCAAGGCACGAGGGTCTTAGCCGCAGAAGAAACGGGTATTCCCTTAAGGTGCCAGAAGCCTCATTGACTTTTCATTTTCGAAATAAATATATAAAAACAAGCACAAAGTAGCCAAACGCAGGAGCTTTTGTATTTAGAAAAAAATCGAAGACCCCCGAAAAACATCGTAGGCGTATCAAACGTGGGTTCGATTTTAAATAAATACAAAACTCCGACGAGATTTGGCGGACTAGAAAGAAAAAATAAAAGAAGGAGAGAGTTGAAAATGAGAAGAGACAAAGGTATAACGTTAATAGCGTTAATAATAACAATAGTAGTAATGCTAATACTAGTGGCAGTAAGTGTGAATGTAATAGTAAATAGTGACTTAATAGGCCACACAGAAAAAACAGGAGATGCATATAAAAATGCAATAGCAGAGGAAGAAAGATATAATCCAAGCATAGGAAATGGAAAAACATTAGAAGATTATATGAAAGACGCAAAAATAGTAGAAGAAATACATAATTGGGTAAGAGCAGGAGATAACTTAACATGTAAATGTAACCAATGTACAGAAAATGGAGCAAAACCAGAAGGTAGAACATTAACAATAGGACAACAATTAAATTACACAAAAACAGGAACAGGAAGTTCTAAAATATCAGGAGATATGAGTGGAGTAAAGCAAGGAATTGCAGATGAAAACTTAATAGCATCAGATTTTGGAACCAATGGAGAACAAACAATAAATAAAGATGCAGAAACAAAATGGGTAGTATTAGGAGCAAAAGATGTAAACGAAAGCGGAACAAATGAAACATTATTATTAACAACACTAAAACCAACAACAAAAAATATAGTGCTATATGGAGCAGCAGCATACAACAACTGCATAAATGAAATAAATAGAATGTGTAAAGAACTATATGGAGAAGAAGCAGAAGGAATGACAATAGAAGATGTAAATAATTGCTTAGGTTACACAAATCCAAAAGGAATGTATTATGATAAAAGCGGAAACGAACAAACAGTAAATAATTTAACAACAAAATTAAGCAGTTTACCAATATGGAACGACATAAAAAATAACCATCAAACACCAGATGGAAGAAATACAGAGGCAGCACTAGGAGAATACCCATTAGATGGATAT